AAACACTGGCAAATCCGCAATAGCTTCTTCAACGCTATTAAAAACGACCTCACCAGAGACGATATTTGCTTGTTTTTTGTGGCAAGCTCTACACCATGCTCCTACATTACGCGCTTCTATGCCATACTCATCGTCATCTATCCATAGTGGGATTTCGGCAGGGCTATCGTAGTCATACGGCATTTGCTTGATTGTCTTGCTAATGTGAGCATCGATAGCGGCGTATTGTTCGGCTATTTTGTCGATAGGATTTTCTGTTATTTGCTCGAATTCAAAAATACCGCCTTTATCAACCATGCCGATTTGAACATTGCTATCAATGGCTTTCAATGATGCAACAAAGTCAGGATGAAATTGATTTTCTAAATCATCACTTTCGATGATCTCAACAACTATGCTATTGTCTGTTCTTGCGTATCTAGCCATTATCTATACTCCCATACAATTACTACACCCTGCGCTCCTGCGCCACCTTGTCTGGCGGTGTTATCTGACACCGATGCAGCTCCAGAACCGCCCGCGCCATATCCGCCTGCCGCAATACCAGCAACAGAACCGTTAAACGCATATCCAGGCGTGCCAAGCGGATTAAAACCACCCGAACCCGTTTGAACGCTTGCCGTTGCACTAGGAATCGCAAACCCACCTTTGCCAGTGTCTCCTTTCATTGAAAGGATTGTTGTCCCGCTAATCGTTGGAGCCGCACCGCCAGCACCGCCAGATGAAGAATTAGAAACCGATGACGGCGTTATTGCCGCGCCACCATTTCCAGTCCCAGTGCCGCCTGGACAAGAAATTAATGCCCCAAATGATGATGTCCCGCCGCTCCCTCCAGCGTTATTCCCAGCGGCTGATGGAGTGCCAGCAGCACCAACTGTCACGGTGACTCCACTAAAAGCACTGGTTATTTTAACCTTAGCGTAAGCCCCAGCTCCACCACCACCGCCCGCTGAAACAGTGCCGCCTGCTGCTGCCGCGCAAGAACCACCCGCTGCACCGCCACCTACAACCTCAACAATAATATAACTTGTTCCCGCTGTTGGCGTGTAGGTAGCTGTGCCGACTGTACTAAAAACCTGAACTCCAACCAACCCACCATCTTTCAATGGGTTTAACAAAATCCAGCTTGTAGTTGATGATTGATAACGAAAAATACACTGATTAGGCATATCCCCAACCGCTAACGCCACACTGTTTTGCCGTGTAATCGTATGGGCCGTTAAACCGTTTGGGCTAAATGTCGGTGTAATGGTGGTATTAGTTCCCACGCTAGTAATATCAACATTGAGTTCCATGCCATCAACTAATGTTGCAATAGCAGGGCTATAGGTTGCGGTGTATGCCGTTGTTGTGCCGCTAGCGTCGGCATAAACAAGATGTCCATCTTGCACATCAACAGGCTGTAACCAACCCTCTGCCGCGCCTTTAGTGACTGGTAAAAATGCGGTATCGCCTGCGCTCCACACTTGCCCTGTTGTGCCTTGTTGCCCGCGTACTATGGTTAGCACGTCACCCGTCACAGCGGTAACCGCTACTATTTCGGTCCGTAGCCCTGTCGCTTGGTCTTGTAAAGTCAAATCAAAAAATTCGCCTAGCGCATTATTAGGGGACGGCATTGTCGCGCCTGCTCCTGACTGCACTGATAGCGTAGTGGCTACCGCGCTAATTGCACCTGATAGCGTGGTTCTGACATTATTGGCATAAAGCCGCTTCGAGAGAGACATTTTTTATATCCTAAATTATGGTTACTACCCAGTCGTATTGGAATGGTAATTCTAAACATCCAATCATGACCGCTGTTCTAAAAATTTCTGCTAATTCATATTTTACTAATGCTATTTCTTCGGTTCTGAGTTCGTTGAGCGCGTAGCTGTTCAGTTCACCATCTGCAATAATTGCACTAGGGTGTAGCGGCATTCGACCGTTGTTATAAATAGTCAAGTTAGCTTGATTACCTATGCCAAAACTAACCGACACTTGATAGGTTTGGTCTACTCTCGTATTGCTCAAAAAACGCTGAACGCGCCGTTTCAAGTTACGCACATTAAACACGTCGCCGTCACCTTTCCAATGATGCCAAGTGATTACTCGCCTATAAACATCATCACTCGCTAGAATGTACTGCTGCGGGTATTTCTTGAGCAATTCATTTAACGCCTGTTCGTTATATGCGACAGTGTTTATCTCCCCTCGGATTTCTTCACGTCCTACAGGGAAGACGGGGCGCGGGATGCCGTAAATATTCTTGCCTACCCAATCAAGGAATGCACCAACTTTGAGATTGTAAATTGGCAAATTGAGAGTAAGAAAGCTATCAATATAATCTTGACCAAATTTATTAAAACCCATAAAAAAGGTCGTAATCTGGTCATCATCTTTATAAATGCTGTACGGATAAGCGGGTAAAACATCGGCTCTCATAGTTACCCCTGATTAATCGTAATGCTACCCACTGAGGCGTAAAAATAACTCTCAGACTCAGATAGAATGATATTTGTGCCTACCGACGGACTAACTCCAACACCATTAATGGACACAGCAAAAACTAATCGTGTTAATAGCTCTGGATTTAATACACTGGCAATGGACTCTTTAAACACATCACCTAGTGTCAATGTGTTTATGGGTTGTCCAACTGGGATGCTGTTAATGTAAGCAATCACCGCAGGTGTAGCCATTGTTTGCACGGCACTATTAGCAACTAAAAACTGGCTGGTTGTATTCCAGGTGATAGTCATTGCCACCGTTTGCACAGGCGGGTTAATAAATACAATCTGGTAGGTATCAGGGTAATCGTATAGATTGACTGTGACATTACGCGCGGTTGTTGCGCTACCCTCAAGATTAGAAATATCAAACAATGCAGTAAAAATGGCATTCGCCACTTCATACGGATCACCGCCACCACAAATAACTGACCATAACCCGCTAGGCTGTTGTTTGACTGATACTAGCCGTTGTTGCACACCCTCAATTTGATAAAGTAACTCCTTTAAAAAGGTAGCCATGCCTTTACCGCCATGCGTCCAACTGCGTAACACACGGCTTCTGAACTGCGCCACTGTTTCACTTTCGCCGCCTGCTATACCGTCAGTAGGGTTTGTAACTGTGAGCGTGTAACCCGTTGGTATTGAAGTAGCTATTTGCGTGACTTGACCGCTAGGGACAGACCAAGAACCGTCTTGTGTAGCCAAGCAATACAAGGGGGAACTTTCGCCACCCGCACCAATAACGCCGCCATCTTGCACTTCATATTGATAGGTACTATCACCCACTATCATGCCTTTTGGGATAACGTAACCCGCAACACCGCCAAAAGTCACATAGACCGATGTGCGGCTAGGTTGACCGAGTCCAGATATACCCGCCGCTACTGCTTGCTGATTGAGGATAACTAGGTTTGAGTTAGTCGGGCTAATGCTATTGATTAGCTCAATATAAGACTGGTCACACTGTGCAAGGGCAAAGGTAACTGTACTTGTCACGTCTTCAATCAACGACTTCGGTAAATCCGCTGTATAGTCGGGCAAAATGCTTTGCATGTACGCAACAAGGTTATCGCGTATCGTTTGCGGGTCTTGAGGTATTGCACCATCGGCACCAATAGTTAAGGCTACTTGACTCATGTGTTATGTCCTAATCGTTGTACTAGCGGCTGAGCCGTCATTTTTCAGCACGTCAATATTGTAGGTTGGTGTGTTGTTGGTAATATCAACGGTTTTAATGATCGTGATATTGGTGAAAAATCTTAAAAACTGTTCTCTCACTTTGCCTACCCAATAATCAGGATGTGTGCGTGATGTAATCGATTCACGCGCGGGTAATCCGTATTGAGGAAAGAAAGGGCTTTCTTGCAATTGGCTAGTCAATACCTGAGCAACTGTCGTTAAATAACAGTCATCATCAAAGCCGTTAGCATCCGTATCAACTTCGTACCATTTTCCATCTATGCCTCGTCCGTAGGTCCTCATTTACACCACCGTTCCTGTTTGTCCGCTTCCTGTTTGCACCCCGATATGTTTATGAGTCTCGTCTATGCGTTTCCCATTACAATAAATCGGGCAATTAAAATGCGCTCCATTATCATCAATCGTCATCATTACTCCGCCATTTCTACGGTTCATGATAATAACGCCGTCATTCCCATAAATTACGGTCTTATTAATATCTGGTGTTGGAGTCCATGCTGCATTGCCTATCGGCATAAATACGAGAGCGGTTAAATTGGCTGGTTGTATTAAATCGCCCTTTCCTTTGCCTATCGCGCTGGTATCGTTCAATCGACTATCGCACGGTATCACTACGCCTTTATCGCCAACCATAACGGGATAACGAATCCATTCCCCCATTGCATGAGGTATCGTGACATTGGGCAGGGTGAAATCAGTGATAACCTCGAATTTAACGGTCACAATGCAACCGCCTACCGTGTCATCAATCGCCACCACACTGCACGGTAAAGCCTTGCCTAACTGCTGAATAGCATCCTGTGCTTTTGCCGCTGAATGGCGGTTAATTGATAGCCCAAAAGGTGTTTTTTGTCCTGCGCTCATTTAGTTACACCACTATTGCCCCAGTAATGACAGTACACCAGCTATTAGCATCTGGCTGTCTTGATGAACCGACATGCCGAACTTGAGAAACATAAAACTCCCCTTTGAACGCCATATCATCCTTTTTAAAACCTTGCATAGATTTACCAGATGTTTTTATCGCTGATTCAGGTAGCTCAACATAATCACCCACATGAATATCGGCTCTCATAGCCGTTTTAAATTGCATGTTTCCGTAATCTATCCATTGAGGTTGTCCAATTAAATCAACAAAGCTAATTTTCTTCGGTTTCGCCTTGCTAGAACCGTCTTCAATGACGAACGTATTGCCTCGAATCGATATGTTTACACCACGATATTCGGGGTTAGTGATAATTGACCTGCTCACATCGTTTAAATATTTAGAGAATTGGTTTAGTGAAAAGTAATACCCTGTTTCATCTGCTGATAAAATCAAGTTGTCCTTAATTTTTGATTTCACCGTGAACTCTGGGTGATTCCTTTTTAAAACCTGTTCAATCATTTTTTTCATGGACGTTCCTTTTTTCCACGAAAAAGAATAATTGTTATTAAATGAAGAAACTGCCATGACAATAATATCTAAGGTCATTTGTTCACCTTGCCAGTTACCAAAGGCTTGATAAACAGAACCGATTAGCACAACACCTCTTTGTTCAGGGTTAGCTAATGGTAGACCTTTCGACATACCTACACTGAGTTCTACAGTTGCCCCGTTTAAATTGGTAGCTTGCTTTATATCCTCCATTGTTACGCCATACAGTTTTATTGTAGGCATACCCATTGGATCTGCGTAATTGACTACAGGTATATCAACATCAATCTGTAACGCGTTCAGATTAGTTTTTCCGTCCTTGTTTAGGCTTGACCACTTTCTAACTTTGCCAGTCTTGCCCGTGGCTTTACCTGCTACGCTCGTTTGTAGTCGGTGCTTTTCATCGGCTGGACTTTCGCTGTCTTTTGGCGTAATGGTTAGCTCGTAGTAACGCATTAGATGACCTCAAATGCTTTGATGGTATCGTTAAAAATCAGCGTATTGGTAAAACCGTAACCAGCCAATAAATCGATAGGTTCATCGCGTGTCGATTCGATAACGGGGGCATTCATGATTAAATCGCCTGTCTCATCAGTTAGCACGATATACCAGCGTTCACCCGCAAAATTCCAGCGTATATAGGCGTAATATCTAGCACCATCTAGGGTTAGACTAAACTGAGTGGGAATGTCAAAAAAACGGTAAATCATGACAATTTTTCGCCCTTGCTGATTTTGCTCATCAGGTTATTTTGTGCCCCCTGAGCTTCGTTAGCGTCCATGATTTGCGGTCTCTGAAAGTCAAAGATGATAGCGTTTTGCATTGCTGAGTTTTCACCCTCGCTTGCGTCTCTCATACCGACTAATACACAGTTGTCATAAATGTACAATGGCGTGTACACAACGAATAAACCACCTTGTTGAATATGGCTATTAATCGATGCTATCAAAGATGCAATAATCGATGATCGCGAATCGGTCGGATAATTATGATTCGCAGGGCAATACATGAGCAATGACACGTTGACTGGCTGCTGAATAATGGCATTCCCTGCTGTCGCTTGGTTAGCAAACGGGTATTGTCCTATTGAGTTCTGCATCAGTGTCGAGCCAGTCACTACTTTGAAGTTCGCAAAATAGCCATTGCTATTAATCGGATAACCGCCTTGTTGGGTTAGCTGAATAATTGGCATAACCTTATCGGGCATGTTTTCAGCAATGCCATTTTTTAGCAATAATGGGCTAATCTCGTACTTGAAACGAAACTCCTCACGCGCTGCCGTATTAAACAGGTTCGCAAGATTCGACACCTGATTAACGATGCCTCCAAATTTACCGACTATGTTAGGTATGCCGCCTATATTCATAAACTCGCCGCGCTAGTGATGACGTTACCGCCAGTTGCGTTATTGATTTCTACCCGCATTCCACGCCCTTGTTGCAAATCATAAGCTCCTTGTTGCTGTTGAAACATTATAGACTTGGCTTGCTGTTGGGTTGGCTTTCGGGCGTATGAATCTTTAACCGTGATTAATTCGCCGCTGTCGTCTTTTTTGGTAACAAATGGCGTTCCTGCATAATCTGAACGACTTATTTTATTAATCGCGGCATAATATCCAGCTTCTCTAGTTTTATGTGAGGCGTATTTAGGGTCGTCGTAACGCCATTTAACGTAATTTCTCCCCGCCAATGCGCTGCCTTTTTGATAACTAATATCTTTATCGGCTAAAAACTCGCCCATTTTAAAGCCGCCGCTTTGCATTTCTTGCATTTGAAAAGCAGCCATTGCATCTATTGCCGCTTGGCTATGTTCCATTTTGCCGTTTTTCATTAATCCGCGTTCAGTCATGTATTTAGCAAGTGCAGTTCCGCGATTGCCTTGCATACTTATCATGCCCAAATTAACAGCTTTATTATGTGGGTCTATATGCGTACCAAAAATTAACTTTTCAGAATAATCATTTTCTCGACCGACTTCGGCAGTCATAACTTTAGCTTGTTTATCGCTAAATCCCGCTTTTCGGTAAGCATCATAAACATTGGTCATCATTTGCTTTTGATTACCGCCTATTTTCGCTTCACCCATAGGCGTATAAGCTTCATTTATTTCTCTAGCTTGTTGGAAATCAGAAACTAAACCAGCCCCCGCACTAGCAACACCACTAACCGCGCCGCCTACCGCGCTGCTTGCATCACTAAACATCAACTTAAACGCGCCTACTTGCTCATTAATAAACTGCTTACGGTCTTCAGTCTGAGCTTTCTTGTACTCCTCAACACTCATAGGCTTGCCAATATCCAGCCCTAATTGCTTGAGTTTTGCGTAGGTATCTTTGTCAATCTTGCTTGCTGCTTCGGCTTTCTCTGCCAAACCCTGATAAACGTCTAAATCACCCTGTTTGCTTGGATTCTCTAGCGCATCAGTAACCGCTTTTGCTAGCTCTGGCGGTAGTGCGTCAATTTGTCGGTATTGGCTACCCGTTAAAGTTTTCTCGCTACCAAATCCCAAAGAAGCAGCAACAACACCCATACCCTTTGCAAAGCTGTAGATGTAACCACCTGCTACGTCTAAGCCGTGCATAAATCCGTCTACATCATGCTGAAATTCATCACTAACAAGGTATTTGCTGAACTTGGTTAAACCGTCACCAACCTTTTTAATAATGGGTTCGAGCTTGCCAGATTCCATGATAGTTTTAAATGCGTCGTTTACTGCCTCGCTGAATTTCGTTAATACAGGCGCAAGCGGTTCAAGTCCTTTCAGCCAAGTGTTTTCCATTTCTTGCGAGAACCTATCCCATTGCTTTTGCAAATCTTGGTAGCTTTTCAGGGTAGAGTCATTAATAGCTAGGTTCTTCTGGTCTTGCTGAGCCTTGCGTAACATTGCATCAAACTCTTGATCGCTCATTTGCTTCATGCGCATGAGGTCTTCACTACTCACATAGTTAGACACACCATAGGCTTGAGCGACTTGGTTTAATTGTCCTTCGGGAGCTTCTTTGGCTATCTTGCGAGATGCTCGCAGAATTTCAGGTAATAAATCGGATGCAGTTTTGCCCTGATAGTCTTGAATACCCATTGCACCAAATGACCATTGTTTAGTCACATCGCTTTGAGCATCACGAACAGCCGCGATAGACTGGCTAGGCGTGGAGAGTAGGGATTGGTAATTGATGTTAGCCGCGTGCATTGCTCCTGCATTGATACCTAGCCCCATCGCTTGAAAGCGGGTTTGACTTGCATCATTGGCAAGTTTGTTCATGCCAAACGCGCCTGTACCTGCTGCTAGACCTGCACCAATCGCCGCGAACTTGGTTAGCTGTAGACCTGCATGAGCGACTAGACCGCCTATCTCTTTCCAGCGTTTAGCGGTATCAATGTCGGATTTCTTGCGGTTCTCTGCGTTCTTTTTGCGTTCGGCTTCTAACTTCTTTTCGTTGTCCGCGCGTTTCTTTTCGGTGTTTTCAAGTTGCTTGTTAGCGTCAACCTGACCGCGTAAAGCGTCTAACGCATCGTTAGCGTGACTGGCTAATTCGCCAGCCGCATCAACACCGCCCGACATTTCGGCATTGGCATTTTTCCACGCGTCTGGAGTTTCACCTAATGCGTTTTTATAGTCGTCATACAACGCTTTGAAGCTTTTAAACTTCTCGTCGTTGACTTCTATATCGATGACGCTTTTAACTGCCATTATTGCCCCATTAACCTGATTAAATGCCGATTTCTAAACTCGTGTACTGTGTCGAACTCTAAACCATACTTTTTGATAACTTCACTAAAACCCTCACCGCTTGCCCAATCTAGCAAGTCATGTGCTAGGCTTTCTTTTTCTCGATAGGTGCGTCCCGCGTCACAGTCGGTAAGGAACGCATGTAATCCACGCAATTCAATGATTCTATGAACGAGTTGTAATTCTTTAAAATCCAGATCAATCTTTCTTGAGTAGCAAGCTGAGTGAATGTCAAAACAATAAAAAAAATGACACTCGATAACACCGCATCGTATTGTTCATCGGTGATTAGTTTTGTTTGTAATGCTTCGGTTAGTGGGATGTGTTCCCAGTTGCCATTGCTAGGTGTAATCACATTGGTCATGCGTTTAATTTCACCCATGAATGCAATGTCTTTTTCTAGCTGAGTTTTATCAACGCCGTCGATTGCTTCAATATCGCGCGGACTTGTGCGAGATAAATCTACGCCATGACCTGCTGCGTCATTCAGTGCGAATAATGCCGTTTTTGGCATGAGCAACATACTATCGTCTCGAATGATCTGCATACCGACTTTATTGATTAATCGATAGTTGGTTTTAAAACAGTCATAGCTGACTAGCGCATGATGGACGTGCATATCGCCCACTTGTTGCACTAGGTTTAAATTCTTGTCTAGCATTTCATTATCCTGTTAGTCACATTAATAGGGTGCGCCGCGTGATGTGACCACGCGACTAGCCGTCAGCGGTTTTATGCGCTTTTAGAGTGGCTTAAACTCCAAACAAATCGTTGTTTATCGCGATGTAGCCCTGCAAAGTAAAGCCAATCGCAGGCTCTTTGCCGCTAAAGGTTGTACTTTCTTGAGTTGCCATCATCACGTTCTGCACCGTGATTTTAGGCAGGTTGCTTGCATCGGGCGTTAATACGCAGGGACCAAAGAATGTACTGCTACCCAATTTTGCTAAATACCGCTGACAGACTGCGCTAGTCTTGACTAACTTGAATGAGATAGTGATAGCCATGAACGGGACAGGGCTTGCAATTACGCCTGTTGCCGTCGGTAGCATGTCAGAAGCCGTGCCTTGTGGTGCATAGCTAATCATGCTTTCATCTAGGTCATCGGCATTGATGTTTAATGTCGGGTCTTCGGTCACGTTTAACGCAACCGCCGCGCGGTTTAGAAAACCTTTTACTATTTGTCTAGGCATGACTGATTACCCCGCAAAGTCAGTAGCGTTTAAGTTAATGATGATATTCTCAAAACCGAGTTGAGGAATAATCGCCGCTTGAAGTCCAGAATATAGTCCTAGCCCGTAGTCGCTTGGGTTATCACGCACATAATCAGCAAAGGGAATCGCATTAATGACGTTCTTGCCCGCGTAGACTTTATTAACCACGTTATCGGCAAATTCTTGAGGAGGTAACTGTACGCTTTCAACTGTTCCAAGCAATAGACCATACACTGTGCCACGCCTCAACACTTCGGCGGCGCGTGCTTGCAATCGGTCAATGCCTTTCTGGTTGTAGTAAAGCGGTGCAATACTGTTGTTGTTGCCATTAATGATTTCGTTAGCCAGGTCTAAATCTAGGGTGATTTTCGCCCAGTCCACCGCGTACCAGAAATCAAATGATTCACCTGATAATACATGCCCCCACTTTCTAATGATTGCGCTCGCTATGCCGCCCTCTGCGCCTGTGTCAAAAAATCCGACATGTGCATTGCGTAACAGTTGCAACAGGGATTTATTGCCAAACAAAGGATATGGCTCAACACCGTAGGCTTTGAATAACGCCATCGTCATGATAGGCGTACCGCTGTTAGGTCTGCGAGACAATGACCGATGAAAATCTGCTGCTAGGTCGAATTGATTAACCGTCGTTGCGGGGGCTTCAACTGCGGCATAAACGCAATTATTAACCGC